CCATACTGACCAAGTTTAAGAAGTCCTTGTCCTGGGCCTAAATTATTAAGATTATCATTAGCTCCAGAGGAGAACGAAGTCCAACCCGTAGGATCTCCGATTCCGCTCCATCTATATCTCTGAGTAAATTGAGTTCCGCCTTCGAGATTATTCAAGGTCATTAAATGAAGACCTATTTCGGCTATGTGATTAGTAGCCGGAGCAGTCGCTACTTGAGTGTAAGAAGCTGCTATTCCGTCCCATATAAAAATCTTATCGGCGCCTTGCGAGAAGCAGAGCTGATTGTTTAAAACATCCCAAGTAAAAATCTGCGTAGCAGAGCCGCTAAAAGCCGGGGGACCAGTTATCTGAGTCCATGTCTGGGTACCAGGATTCCACTGAAACAGATTCGTAGAAGTCAAAACAGTCTGGATTCTAGCGCCGTTCTTGGTATAGAAATCGGCTACACCTAGAACAGGACTCCCAGGATTTATAGGGAACGCAGGTAGAACAGCAAAGGAAGGACGAACATAGGCTATGCCTTTTCTAAATAGAAAGTTAGGAGAATCGGCGAATCCAAAGGTTTCTATCTGATCGAGCGGTAATTCGGACTGGATACCTCCGAAAGGTCCGGTAATAGGAAACTCAGCATATTCTTCTGAGCGTAGCTGTTCGCGTTGTTGAACGACAGGCATTTACTTTCTTACGCGAATATGCATGTAATCGACTGTCGCGGTAATTGTAGTTGCTCCGCTAAATGAATCCTGAACGGCGACTACAGCAGTTCCATCAATAACTCCTAAGGTACTTCTCGTAACGGCAGGTAATGAAGCTGTATTCAAATTATCCTGAAGAAGAGAAGTAACACGAGGAACTGTCCCAGATGAAATAACCACGGTAGTTTTTGTACGCACCGGCCCGGCGTTGGCGGCCAAGCCTACGTTCAAAACTGTAGTTCCATTAATCTTTAGTACATATCCAGGAGCAGGTCCAGTTGCTCCTGTTATTGTAAAAGAGGTTTCGATTTCAATAAAAGAACTAACCGCACTTAAATTCTGAACAGCTCCTACAGGAATATTAACAGTCCGAATTACTCCTGGAGCTACCGCTGCAAATATAACGGGAGTGTAATCATCATAATCAGAGGTTCCTCCCGCCACAGAAATTTGGACCCAGGCAGTACCATTCCACTGAAAAATCTGATTAGTATCAGTGGCAATGAATATAAGACCGAACCCCGCCCCGCCCCACGTAGCGTTTGCTATTTCTGGCGTCGGTCGATTAACTAACGTTCCACTTAGCAAGCTAAGACGCTGCATTACATCGACGCGAAGTTGACGTAGGTTAGCGCCGATTAGGTTCGCTAACTCGGTGTCAAGCGGGAAGGTTGTGTCCCATAAATTCGTAAATGATGGGGGAAATGGCATATATATTTGCTATCTAAACACTTGTTGTAAAAGTCTTCTCTAAAGAACGATTTATTTGCCTAAATTCTTTTGTAAAAACCTCTGCGAGATCAGTTCTAAATTGCTTGTCTGGTAAACGTAGTTTATCGCAGATTTTATACGCCTCTTCAAAGGCTTCGTCCATCGTAGAACCATGACCAACTATTACTCCGATAATACCCCATCCTCCGGATGTAACTATTCTATCGCCTTCGAGACTAACCTCGTAAGGATAGAATTTATTGAGATTAGATTCAGATAATCCGCGGATTGGAAGACCTGGCTTGGAGTGAAAATCTTCGGACGGCCAGGGCGGGACCGAAATCCTAACACCCGCAGCGAAGCCATCTTTGAGCGGGAGTTCGGGAGAATCACCCCTACAGCAATCCGAGACGAAGGATCCAAAATCCCCGTCAAAAAGCACATACAGAAGAGTCGGGAAAGCGTCATAGCCCATCCTAGGAGTAAACTCTAATGCGTATATATCGCCTTCCTTAGTTACTACTGTATTAACATCAATGGGTCCCGTCCATTGAGTCTCCTCGAACATTCCGGACAATCTCGACAATGCTTTGCAAAAAGGACATTCCCTATCGTCACAGCGCCACACCACGTTACCAGTACATCCTCCGGACGGACCGAGATCCTCGTTGAGTAGCTGCTTTCTTTCAAGAGTGTGATTGGTTGGAGAAAGCATCTTACCTTTGGCGCACCAGACTTCGCTTGAGATACACGCGCCGTCAATGAATTCTTGTAAGGTGAATTCTGGTTCATTTCCGATTAATCCTTTATAATGTTCCAACATTTCAAAAAGTTCTTTATTATCATGCGGAACATAGCTCGGAATTACTCCGCTACTCTTCCCTTCGGGTTTGAAAACTAACTTCGTATCTTCTGACCAATCCATGATAAACTGAAATGCAGTTTCCCAATCCGTAAATTCCTTAGAAAACGGTTCCTTAATACCAGCTTCTTCAAAAATCTCACTAGCATATTTTCTATCTGACTCTAATCTATCAGCCACCCCAGAACCCGCAAAAGTACGACCCTCGTTCGCTCGAAAAGAATCAAGCAAAACTCCGCTGCCAGTACAATCAGCCAATAGAATAGAGTTAAATTCTGGCGCATTGATTTTATCAACTAAACCCTCTCCTCGTTGCTCCGCGACCGGATCCTTGATAAGCATCGAGACTTTGTGACCTTCTTCTTTTAGCCGAAGCGCCAGTCCCAGACCATCGCCTCCTTCGGAAATGATAATAAAGCCCACTCTAAATTCCATGTATATACTGAAAATGACCTGGATCAGGATTAGGGAAATGAACGCCACAATGGAGACCTAGGCTTTCTCCTATCTTAATCAATGTACCCCAGTGTGAATGACTATTCTCGATAGTACCATTCCAGCCCCAGAATTTCATGGACATGCATATTCTAGGAACTATATCAATAGCTTCGCTTTTCATTTCTGGAGGCTGTGGTAAGTGCTTAGAATGAGTAGTCCAAGAAACGCCTAGTCTTAGTTTCTCGACTTGCTCCTCCATAGAACGCCCAGTATCCACGACAACAGGCTCTATGCCTGCAGCCGTAGCCTGCGAGAGAAGTTCCTCGACTAACGGCTGCATGTAAGAAGCGAGTTCGGATAGGTCTTTTCCCATATTAGTTAATTGTCACCAGAACTGTGCAGTTCACAGGTATTGATTGTAAAGTCAGACCATCTGTCCAAAGAACTTTTCCTCTATTTTGGGCTTGAAAGCCCTCGGCAGTAGCTACTCCAATAAAGGTCCATGTCGGGTTGCCGTTTCTATCAAGAAGTGATAGAGCCGTAGCACCTGGTACACCAGTAGCCAGAACAGATATATCTTCTGCACGAATCATCCACGGCCACTGACATACTAAAACGGAGCCTCCGCCAGAAGCAGCCAAGACAGTGTTAAAAGGAGATCCTTTAGTTGGGCTTGAGATATTCGCCAACAACGCAGTTGTAGCAGTCGGAACAGCGATAACTTGATAAAGACCTTGAAAACGACCGTTAGTATCGCCGATATAGGTTATATACTGACCCGCAGAAAGACCATGAGCGCCTGTCGTTGTTAGTAAAACAGACGCCAGTCCAGGCTGTCCTAGAGTAGCTCCCTGCTGTACCATTCCGGTCGGAGACGCCGCAGCGGTAACTACTGCTGGAACATCAGTGGAGGTAAAAGACCAAGGATTTGATGCGAGATTCATATTCTATATCCTTATGAATTGCCTCTCTCATGATGCGAAGTAGGTATGTTTTGAACAGATGGAACGGCCGAGCCACCACTCTTAACGGCAGCTTGAATTGCATTCTGCGAATGAAAATCACAAGCAACAAACGCTGTTCCGTAAACGTTGTTATTATTCCAAGTTCTGTTCGACGCACGACCGCATACTATACAGAATTGAACTGCCATTTAAGCCTCCGACTTAGTTATAATTATACTCTACTAAGCAGTCTAGTCCATAAAGCGAATACGTAGAAGTGGCTGCCGTTATCGAGGCTATTTCTATCCAAAGTTGCGAGTCGATTACGTTTCGATAAATCTGTTGATTCGCAGGGAGCGCCACGTTCGTAACATACGGATTCGCCTGTACCACTGTCTGAAGACCATTAGCCCCGGTAGCGAGAACTACAGTTGGAGCGATAGCTACGTTGTTTGAGAAATTGGTCTGATCTACTCTACAGGTATGACCAGTTAGGTTAGCTACGCCAATAACATAAATAACATCAAAGCTAAGGAGCTTTATGCCTTTTAGCTTCAACGCAGTTCTCGGCGTTAACTGCTGTGCAGCAGACATAGCCGGAATAACATCAGGTCTATAAACCTGCGGCTGAGCCGATGCAGGGATTCCGGTCCCTCCAAATTGCTCTTGTAAATCTTCACCAAATCCAGAACGTCTTAAAATAACGTTGGTAAGATTTATCGCATAGTTAGTTGTATTCGCACCGGCTACGTGATTAATAGACCAATTCGCAACAGCGTTCCTAGTGCCAGAAACAGCAGTTACTTGAGCTATTGTGTCTACTAATATATCCCCTGGACCTACAAAAACTCGACCATCTGTGAAACCCAAATCCTGTTGATACCTTGATTGAGTATGTGGCATTGAGTCCTCCTGACTCGCGGTCTAAACCGGCTAGTTGCCTCTAAGAAGATAAAGCATTTATATCATCCGACAAATTTTCTTTTAGAATATCCGCTACCCGAAGTTCTTCGTCTGCGACGAAAGATAGCTTATCAGCTATCAGAATAGGACGCTGCCAAGCAATCGTGTTATCTACACAGGTAGGGCATAGTATCAAGCCAAGTTGTCGCTTCAACTCGGTTACACGATAAGTATAACCGCATCTTTGACAATCATGGAATGGTGCTATGCCTCTACCTGAATGACTAGTTGCGGGCATAAAGCCTCCTTGGAAGGCTACCCTAACTTACGGCCCGTTTGAGCCCCACGTGCCCATCCACGTGGTGCCACCAATAGCGAACCGCATTCTCGAAAGCTGCTTGATACTGAAAGTATCGAAATCATCGGAGAAATCCTCATCCAGTTCTTTCCTAACAAGGAACTTCAACCAATGACCCTCTTTTTCAGTAATAGCAAACCACGCGCTGGCGCTAGTTAAATAATGACATACGAAGTACTGTAAGTCTTCTTTAATAAGCGCATTAATTTCATTATCAGCGGTGTACGGCTTGTGTGGAGACCCGAGAACTTCGCGTGCTATCCACTTTAGTTCAGGAGGAATAATCAAGTAACGAGGCTTAATCGAAATAGGCAAGCCTTGACTATCGACAAGTCGTTCAAACATGTTAATCATCAACTGAATAGCCGTAAACGAAATGTCAACGTCTGTAGCCGGTCTATTAGGATAAGTACCTGCGGCGCTAATAATATTCGTCAAGCCAGGTCCATACGAAGTAGCGGCTGTACCGCCCAACAAAGGATGCTGGTTGTTAAAGATCGAAACGCCGTCGGCCGTCACCTGAGTTGTGAAGCCTAGATTAAAAAGATTCCAGGCATTCTGTTCCTTCGTAAAATGCGCGCTGCGAGCGATAGCTTTCGGAACTTGCATAATGATGCCATATTGGTCATCTTCATACAGTTCAAAACTGCTTCGCACGCCGAGCGCGTAGGTGAAGTTGATATAACGCTTGGTGCCGCCTTGTAAAGCATCTTGATAAATTGTCGCCTCAGATTCGGGCTTCAACGGCATAGGTGGCAAGCCAGAGAATTCAACTTCATCCTCGAATGGTTTATCGGAGGGCTCCACATGCAGAATGTGAGAAAATTCCTCTTCACGCTGCAAGGTATCGACCCAGTGA